AAACGATCCGAACGAGTCGGAGTTACAGAAAGACCGAGCGCAGTTTGCCCTCAATACAGGTTGCAAGGATAAATAAATGACTGTAAATTATGAACAACTTAAAACACTAGTACTTCAGGAGCTTGGTACCGACGGTCCTGGCGGGGTTATGGCTCCGAGCGCTCCGCGCGATGTTCCCCTTCGTATGCCCGCCGCTGGAACCTATACCCCAGAGCAGGAGCAGGGTGACCCAGAAGCCAATGAAATGTATGATATCGCTTTGGCCGCACGAGAGGCGACCGAGCAATTAGTGGAAGCCCTAGATGCTCCTATATTCGATTCTGCCTATGAGCATGCATTTAAAGCGTCGGCCTGCCTTCGGCGGGCCCTAAATTCCCTGGAAGAAGTAGGTGCTCATCCAATGCCCGATCAGCGTGTTGTGCCGCCCCCTCCTCGTATGCAAAAGTATTTTGGAGGCTCTATGGGTGGATATGCCGGTGATGCTGCTTCTGCCGAAGGGGGAATCCAGGAGGCTCCGGAGGAACTAAAAGGGTTTGGTGTGGGCACCATGTCTCAATCAGCGCACGGACAACAAACTAAGAAGAAAGGCGCTGATGTGGGCAGCGGGAAGGTTCTACAGGGGGTCGATAATCAAGAGAGAAAAATTCTTCTTCAGGTCGAAGATATTTTAACTGATGTGGCTGATAAAGTAGATCTTGTTAAATACCGACCCATATTATCGGCATTCTTGACGCAGTTTCTTAACAAAATTAAGAAGGATCCCGACGCGGAGACAACAGGAGAAGAAACATGAAAATCAGCAAAAGCCAATTGAAGGGCTTAATTATGGAGGTCATCCTCGAAAATGATAGCGTGCTGCTGGAGGGCCCGTATAGCGGGGCCTCGTTAAAGGATGCAGCGACTTTTGAGGGGGAGACTACTCAGGGAACCGAAGGGACCACTCCGGGCGAGGAGCACAGCGATCCCGCGGAAGATAAAGAAGAAATGATAAAGAGGGCCCTTTACCATATGTCTCAACAGTCTCAACAACTCCATGATATGCTCCAAGGGGATGAAAATCTTGAGCCATGGGTACAAGATAAGATTATGAAGTCATCGAAGACACTAGAAGCAGCGTTCAAGGCCATTACATATGATAAGGGCCCGGGCCAAGGGAGAATATAGATATGTGGGATTGGGCACACTTTAAAGACGAGGGCTGGTTAGCCCACACAAAACGATCAGTACGATTGGCAGGACTGCTATTAGCTTCGGGGGCAGCAATGATCCTTCACGCTCTGGTTCCCTTTTGGCAGCAGCCAAAATTGCTCCAACGCGAGAATGTTGCGCGCTTTCTTTGTGAGGGCTTGGAGTCGCAGGAGGACTAAGGTGAATGAGAAAGATTGTCCGGCTCGTATATGTCCTGACAATTTTTATTCTTATTGATCTCACAGCTACAATTTACTGGGTCGCCAATGACCTGGGGCACGAAGCCAACCCTATAATGGCTTTCTTTTTAAAGGCTTCACCTATCTTGTTTGTAATAGCAAAACTAGGTTTTAGTGCGGTTGGGATTTGGATCTTATATTTTTTTAGAAAGCGATTTACGAGAACCATCTTTAGAGTTTTACTGGGCCTTAATCTTGTTTACATTTCTATATTTGTGTATCATCTGTGGGGATTGCTGTTTCTCTTGGTGACAACTAATTAATATTAATGCATAAGTGTATAAACAACTCAATCGCGAATGTATATCATCTCGAACAGTTTGTAAGCGACTTCTTTCCGTACTCCCAGAAACAATTGGGGTTTGACCAGCCGGCTACAATTCGATTTGAAAGTGATCAAGACAATGCTGGAGTAATGCTGGGCAAAACAGCCTACTATGATCCAGAGTCGATGGAAGTGGTTTTATACATTGATGGTCGGCATCCAAAAGATGTAATGAGGTCATTATCTCATGAGCTTGTGCATCATGCCCAAAACTGTCGAGGCGACTTTACAGGTCAAAATAGTACTGGGGCTGGTTATGCTCAGAAGGATCCGCATCTGCGTAAAATGGAGCAGGAGGCCTATACTAAAGGAAATTTGATCTTTAGAGACTTTGAAGACCTAATTAAGACAGGAAAAATTAACATCGAGATTGACTTCTCGGACTCAGGAGAACCAAAAATGTCATTAAAAGAGTGGAAAAACAATGAGCTTAATGGGCTCTTAATGAAAAAGTGGGGACTTCTTAAGGAAGATTCCGGGGCTCGAGAGGACCGAAACCTGACTCGCAATATCCGAAATGATGAAAAGCATATTGATGATCTTGACAAGGATATTCGGGACGACAAGGATGAACTTGATGAAGGTCATGCTGGACCTCATGGGCCAGGATGTGGGTGTCCCGATAACGCGGACTCTGAAATCGTTGAGGGCTGCCCAAGTTATCGAGATGAAGACATTGGCTCTAAAGAGCATAATGATGAGGAAGGCAATCGCGATCCCTCAGACGATGCGATATTGGGCCTCAAAAAGGAGAACCGATCGGGGAAGATCTCCGTAAAAGAAGCAAAAGAAATTACTAGACGCATCATTGCGCGTGTTAGAAAGGAAGGTAAATAAAATGGTTGCACCATGTGTTAAACGTAGAAGGCTTTTAGCCATACAACAAAAAGAAGAGGCTGCATCGCAGGAGGCTAACGCAGTGCGCGCTGCCGAAGAGAGGGCCCTCAATGAGGCGGCAGCCCGAAGAAAGGCTGCGCAGGCAGAAGAGCAGCGCAAAGCCGCAGCTGTTGCAGCGGCTGCTAAAAAGGCAGCAGCCCCGAAGAAAAAGAAGAAAGAGGAGGAATAAAAATGGTAGCTCCATGGATAGTTCATCACGAATCAAAGCTTCCACCGGCAACACCAGCGCGAGCGCTTGAGGAGGAGGCGGTCGAAAGCGCACCAGCTTCACCACCCAAGAAAAAGACTTCTTCCCGCACCACTAGTCGGAAAAGTACCACTACTAAAAAAACCGCCACAAACAAAGAGAGTTAATAGCGTGGACCTTCGACGTATGACTCGCGAGTTTTTATTAGGTGAGAGCAGGCCTCCTAGTGTGGCCAGCTATATCCAGTCTGTCTCAGAGGTTTTACAATCTATTACTCCTAGAACACGGAGAGATGAGCGTCGAATCGAAGTAGCAAAGGCGAACCTCAAAGAAGTACGTCGCCACACCAGGCGCCTAGAAGAGCGCGTGAATGTTCTTGAAGAACAGGTCAAAGTCTTAGAAGAATCCAAGGAGCGCTAGAGCCAAAATGTCTCTTTTAGAAGAAGGCGCCGCCAACACCCACCTTACACACCTTGAAGAATTGGTTCTCACCCAAGGGCCCCGGGGCTATGATATGGCGCGCGCATTTCTGTTAGAATTGTTAGAAACCCTAAAAGGAAATTCTAAGTCTCACGTTCAAACTTCTGTTAAGTGGGATGGTGCACCAGCTATATTTGCAGGGATCAATCCTGAAAATGGCAAGTTCTTTGTTGGAACTAAATCTATCTTTAATAAGGTTCCTAAGATTAATTATACTCCGGAGGATATTGTTGAGAATCACGGGCATGCGCCCGGGCTTGTTGACAAACTAACTAAAGCATTAAAATATTTACCTTCTCTCGGAATCACAAACATTCTGCAGGGTGATTTTATGTTTGATGACGAGATGTTGGAGGTCACCGAAATTGACGGTGAGCCCCATTATCGGTTTAAACCCAACACAATTGTTTATGCTGTTCCGGTGGATTCTGATTTGGGAAGAGAAATCGGCAAGTCCAAATTTGGTATTGTTTTTCACACAACCTATGATAGTCTTGATAGCGGCGCCAGTTTCGGAGCAGATGTTAGCGGCCTGAACCGAGTGCCCGGAATTTGGTTTGATGACGCATTTTTTACGGATGACACCGGCACAGTTACTCTTACTGAAAACGAAGAGCGGCGGGTGCTCAGTTTAGTACAAAAAGCCGACGAAGTTAACACAAGAATAGACTACAACGATATACCGTCCGATCTGTTAAATATCTATATTAATAGTGAGATTAAAGCCGGGGAGTTTCTCAAAAGCCCGGAGAGGTCGTTCCAGGGATTTTTAAGATGGTACTCCGCCAAACTAGAGGCTCGCGTAGATAAATTAAAGAGTGAAAAAGGGAAGATGCGAGCTTTTAACAAAGGCGAGGAAGATCTAGAGGCCTTTAAAAATAAAAAGGAAGATATCTTAAATCTTTTTGAAGTCTCTCGTCTTCTTTTCGACGCCAAAAACATATTCATCACCAAGTATAATAATGCTGTTTATAATACAAAACATTTTATCGATGACGGGTCGGGCGATCTAACAGTTACCAACCCAGAAGGATATGTAGCGGTAGATCACGAAGGCAACGGAGTGAAATTCGTGGATCGGCTAGAGTTTAGTCGGGCCAATTTTATGATCGATAAGGGTGACAAATTTTCCCAAAATGAAAGCCTGAGGGTTTATTGGGGGACAAATGGTTTTTCTACCACTAAAACCCTTGTAGAGTGGTCTCAGAATCTTCCGCCCACTAAGAGAACAAACAAAAATCTTTTCATGATGTTGCAGTCAGGAATTCCCCTCACAACGGTGATAGCCGAGGCGAGGAATGTAAAAAAAGCCTTGTCTGAGGCTGTTAATTGGGCTCTGCATGAACAAAATGAAAAGAGATCGATCGCAATCTATCCCGGGCGATTCCAGCCAATGGGACGACATCACTTTCAAACCTACCAAGAGCTAGCTGTCAAAAATGGTATCGAGAATACTTTCGTGGCCACCTCCAACAATATGGGGCCAAACTCGCCATTAAGTTTTGAACAAAAGAAGGCTATAATGGAAGCTCATGGAGTTCCCTCTTCCCAAATAGTTGAAGTGAAAAATCCATATTATGCTAAAGAGATTTATGAGAGCCTGGGTGAGCCTGAAGAAATTGAGGTAAAATACTTTGTTGGTAATAAAGACATGAAAGAAAATCCCAGATTCCAAAAAACCAGTGGTACAACCAAAGAAGGATATGACTGGAGCATAGGAGTGGCGCCTCATGTTGAGATCGAGGTGCCTGGGCTCGGAGAGATGAGTGGCACCACATTGAGGACAGCACTTAAGCATGCTACCCGAGAAGACTTCGAAACATTAATGGGGTGGTTTGATGAAGAAATTTATGAGATGCTACAAGGATCGCTCAAAGAGATAGCAGCTATGTCGCATGGATCAGCTGCAGTTGCGGCCCATCGCGGGCCCGACGTTGCAGGCTCAGAAAAGAAAAAGAAGAACCATGAAAAGAATTTCCTCCCCCAAGAACAGTTGGTAAACGAAGTGGTGGACTATTTATTAGGAATATCGGTGGGCTAAGTATGATTGATCGTAAAGAAATTGCTGAAGTGGTTATGTTAAGAGATACCGTTCGCAAAGCCATTAAGGTTGTCCAACGTCGGCGAGCTGTACAATTGGTGGAAACCAGGTCCCAAGAAAAAGAACTGCGATCGATTATTAGAGGGCTGCTGAAAGAAGGCCAAAGTGCCGTCGCAGCTGTGGCTAAACATGATAGTACTGGAATTAATGCCCTAGAGGATCTTCTACGTAATTCTAATCTTTTGTCTGTCTTAGAAACAGGATATAAGTCCTTGACTACTGACATCCAACAAAGAACTTCGTATAAAAACCATATCTTGAGCGCTATCGGGCTTTCTCTTGCACCTGAGGAATCTCGTAAGGGAGCAGGAGAAGATGTAGAGATAACCGAAGACGTAGATATTGAAATAGGTGGCGCCCCCGAGGAAGATCCGGACTTTATCGATGTTGAGGATGATGGGGAAGAAGAAGAAGAGGTCGAAGTTGATGAAAAAGAAGAGTTTGGCTTAAACGGTGAGGACAAGACTGGTCGAAATCGTGCCTTTACAGATTTCCATAATGTGGAAAAAAACATTCTAACAACATTTGATGATCTAGATAACCCTGATGACATTGCAATGTTCGAAGAATATCTTATCAAGAATTTATCTTTATATTTTGATAAATTTGAAAATGAGTTAAGTGTTGCCGTCGACGCGCCGGACATCGCTGATGAGGCTGAAGCCGGCGGGCCCGGTACCGCTAGCGCTGAGCCTGAGGCCTCCCCGGAAGATGATATAGAAGAGCCCGAAGACGATATCGCCAATATTGAATTAGAAGAAGTTTTAAAACATCTTAACATAGATGATATTATCAAAAATTTATTATAAATGAAACCACGGAAGTCATCTTCCCAAGGTTTTTGCAACGATTTATCATTCTCAAATAAACTGAGAACCCAAGGAAAATCTAACGAAGCATTTGAAGTAATGCTTTCTGCATTAACCCTAGAGGAAATTATAGGTCTTAAATTAGAATGCTCTAGTCGTTTAACTG